CCTCTATTGAAAACCCCCGAGGCCGGTTGCGACGTAGTAGATCAGTACTCGTCGTCCAAGTCTACGGCTACGATGCGATTGATTGTTGGGTGGTCGACTAAAGTAGGGGTCGTACAATCGAGAGAGTCGATGAGCTTCTCAGCATCATCAACATCCTCACGACTCACACCATACAATTCAAGCATCTGCCCGTAGATAAGAGGGTTGAACCCGTGAGCGCGCTCAGCGAAGTTCTTCCACTCCTCTGACTCAAAGCGACCGTGTCTTTTGGCGTGCACCCCCTTGGTGTGGGCAAGGATATTATGCAAGACACGTCGAAGGATAGGTATATGACCGCAATTATTGATGAGGCCTAGTGCTATGGCCCGAAGATGCTGGAGTCTCTTTAAATGACTCTTAGGTGCATCTATACACCAAAATGTCTTGGTCATGACTCGGCCTATCTTAGGTCCGAACACCCACCCATCGGCTGTTACCCAAAGTCTACCTGAAAAAACGGTAGCACTAAAGTAACCTACTCGCTCCGATTCCGCTGCAATGATGAATCCAAATCGAGCGAATGTCTCAATAGCACGTTCAATGACCTGCTGACGCTCCTTCGGATGAACCATGAGCAATGAGTTATCCCCACCAACCCCAACTCTAGCTTGAGGGTGGTGCCTCAGTACCTCAATCCACATCTTACCATGGGCAACTGAATTGCCTACCGTGGTATCTGTGTCACCACTGCTGACCTGCCAATCAAGGTCATAGCGTAATCCAAATCTAGTGTACCCCACTTTGGTGAGTTCTCGCTCAAGGAGAAGAGCCCTAACTTCTGCCTTCGGTTGTAAAGCAAAGACATCAGCACGCCACGATCTATGCGGTCCAGGACCCATCCCAGTCTCCCACATAGTCACATCGAAAGCGACGGGTTCTAATCCTACGTCGACGCATTCACCATACCATGCTCCCAGCTGCTCAGCGGTAATGCCACCTAAGTATGCAACCTGACGCACACCCGTGGGGTCAGGAGGCCATACTTTCATAAGGCGCTTGCCCAAAGCATGCATGGTAGGCCCACATCCGCTCGTAACGGCTGGAGATCTCCCCTGAATCAACCTGGCTTTTGGTCGCTTCTGGAAAGCCTTTTCGAGCGTCATTGGAGTCAATTCGATTTTGACAAACGCTTTCAGATTCCGAATGGACTTAGCTCCGAGATTGGTTTGCTGTTGGGTTACTTTCCCACGATTCAGCATTTCACGCTGAGGTGCATTGTAACTCTTCAGCCAATCTCTATAAGGAGTTGGAACAATCGGTCCTTCAAAGTACCAATGTGCCCAGTATTGGTGTTGCAGCTCGCCGCGCAAACGTTCATGCAACTCCTCCCAACGCGTAGTAACTGCGGGGTCTTCCATCCACAACGGCATTGAACCCATCCGCTGGATGAGGGCGGACATCTCGTTGTGAACGCAAGATTTATAAATTACTGGAGCAGCCACGGCCAAATAAATGCCCAATGGCTCAACTGAGTGCTTATCCTTGCAATCCCATTCCGTGTCCTTTGTTGACCTGATCGTAACACTAGGACCTACAAAGAATGTTGGTAAAGGGCTGCACTCACGTGCACATACTGAAGGAATGGGGCCATCTATGCCAAGACGGGCGTTTGAGACTACGCGTCCCCAATCTGTCGATGTCAATATCATCTTAAGTGCAAGATCGCCTGTGTTTAAATAGTTCACAACACTAGGTTTAATAACCTGACCCAGCTAG